CTGGACTTGGTATCCAGATTCAGGAGGCAGCTTCTATGGCGGAAACTTTCCAGCTGGTTCATCACCGTCGTATCAAGACTACTTTAGTGCGACTAGCACTGGTACACCTGGTTTTCCATCCTATAGACCAAGCATGCTACCCTGGCATGAGTATTTCAAAGAAGCGAAACTGTTCCGCGACCCGCTCGGTGCCATGAGGCAGCGGGCAAAAGTCGTCGGATCAGGGACGTATGTCTATGACTACACATGCAATGGGTACTTACTTGGCCTTCGGGTGGATATTAGCCAGTGGCACCACCTCGAAGCTGATGACCCAACTCAAAAGGCCATCAGTCGTCTAATTGACGAAGTCAAACTAGGCAAGGCGCAAGCCGCGGTTAGTATGGCTGAAGCTCATAAGACTGCTGCCCACGTTGCGCATACCGCGCAGCGCGTTGCTGAGGCGCTTTTGGCCCTCAGACGTGGCAGATTCGGGGATTTCACGACGGCTCTTGGAATAAGCGTCTCTAAAGTGAAGGTGCGTCAGTTCTATACCGGCCTGCGAAAAGCTGGCGGGAAAAAGAACGAAACGTTCCGATACGATAAGAGAATGCCTCTAGCCAAAGAGCAACAGGAAAGTCGTTATCACGATTTTCTTGCTAAGTCGTGGCTCGAGTACAGTTATGGCTGGAAACCGCTGCTAAAAGATGTGTACGACCACGCGGAAGCGTTGTCGTCTACTCTAATAGCGACGAATTTCCATGTCAGAACTGCCCGAGGAAAAGCGAAAGCCGACAAACAGAGTGACGTGATGGTTCCTGCTCAGCAGTTCCGCCATCACTATACTCCTCGATCCACGAAGTGGGTCGAGTTTGTCGTTCAGTATCGCTTACCCGAAGGGGCTGTGAACCCGATGACTGCCTTCGGTATGACCAATCCGTTACTAGTGGCTTGGGAACTCGTTCCCTTTTCATTTGTAGCCGACTGGTTTCTACCTGTGGGTCAAGCTCTTGAAGCCTTAACCGGTTATCAAGACCTTAGATTCATGCGAGGCATGAAAATGGTAAGACATGTTTTCACTAACCATGGAACCGTTTTACCGTCGGTTAACAGTTACAATGCGGGGGGGACCATTTATACTTGCGAGTCCGTTAGTTGTCAAGCGACCGTGGATCATGTGGGCATAGCCCGCACGTACCTAGCCGACTTTCCAGCTTTCGGGTGGCCGAAGTTTAAAGATCCCCGTAGCGTGTCGCATGCAGCCTCGGCTCTTGCACTGCTACAAAGTCTTTTTGTTCACGGTGGTACCGGGAACTTAAAGCTGCGTTAGGAATTTCTCCTAACGCATTCTCTTCAACAGTGAAGGAAACGTAATGGCCGCTCGCGGTAACATTACTCTGACGGATGCGGCTGGCACGCCCGTCAACCATGTCTACAAACCCACTGGCTCTCAGGGTTCGAACGTGATCATTTGGCGCGACAGCACTCAAACTGTCTACGCCGGTCAGAACGTTCTTACCGTGACCCAGCGGCTTGCGGACAAGAAGACCAAGACCACGAAAGTGTCCTGGAAGCTCGAGACTCCCGTCCTTGAGCAGACATCGCCCTCCACGTCCACCGGCATTCAGCCGGCCCCAACGGTGGCTTACGTCCCGCTGGGTACGATCGAAGTCGTTCTACCGGATCGCATGAGTTTGCAGGAACGAAAGGACCTGCTGGCTCAAATGCGCGATCTGATCGACGAAGCGATCGTGTCGTCCCAGGTGCAAGACCTCGAAATGATCTACTAAGTAGGTCAGTCGATGGGCTTGCCGCTCTTTCCGGATAACCGAAAGGAACTTCGTGCATAAGCATGATTTAGGGACTTTGCTAAGACAAGTCTCTCGTGGGGACGCTGAAAAGCGTCTTGTGGCGATAGCTCAAACCTTGTTCGAATCGATCAACACACCAAAGGCACTAGCTGCTTCTATACTCCTCCAAAATCGGGAGTATAGCCAGTTAGTTTCGTTGGATGCTGATCCGAACTCGTATTTGACAGCAACTGCCTTTGCGGATGACTATCAAGTTGTGAAATTTCTCTCGAAGTTTCCCAGCTTTAAGCATCCGGATCTCGACCCTGAAAAGGCCGGGCGAGACAGTTTCTATCAGTTTGAGCTTCAGTGTCGTAAGACTAACAAACGTTTCCGAGAACTAGCTGAGGACCCACAAAAATGGGACCCGGAGATGCGAGGCATTTTGCTCCTCGCTCGCCGTAAAATTGCAGAAGTTCTTGGGGACGTTGATCTGTCCGCGATATCTGACAAGTTTGGATGGGGTCCCGGGGCAACCAGTGTGTCCCGGGGTCACTATACTTCCGCCTACATCAAGTTCGCTCAGCGGCTTGATGTCACCAGTAATGCCCTCATTATGGGTCACTGCTGTGTAAACAGCACCCCCTCCTGGGTAAACTGTCAGTTACAGACCGACAGTTTCCCCTCTGTTGCGGCCTCTATCACTAGAGAAGCCTTTAACATTGTTCGGGGAAATGAGGTAGTGTTCGTACCAAAGAACGCTAAGACATATCGGGCTATTGCAAAAGAGCCCCATGTAAATTCTTATTTACAGAAAGGCTTTGGTGCTCAAATCCGACAACGTCTTCGCGACGTCGCTGGCGTGAATCTGAATGATCAGACGCGCAATCAGCGACTAGCCCGTCATGGTTCCCTCACCGGGGAACTAGCTACCATCGACCTTTCGGGTGCAAGCGATACTATCTCCTCAGAGCTAGTAAAGTTTCTCCTACCGAGTCGTTGGTTCAAGCTACTCGATGCTGTTCGTAGTAAGCAAGGTTACCTTGACGGTAACTGGATTCACTACGAAAAGTTTAGCAGCATGGGTAACGCTTATACGTTTGAGCTTGAAAGTTTAATCTTTTGGGCTCTATGTAAAAGCGCTCTGCATGTGCACAATCGAGGACAGACTCTAAGCGTATACGGTGACGACTTAATCGTCCCATCGTCTGCTTATAGTCTAGTGGTGAAGGTTCTCGAGTTCTCAGGTTTCACAACTAATGACAAGAAGAGTTTCTCTTCCGGTCCTTTTCGTGAGTCCTGCGGGCAAGATTACTTTCTTGGTACTAGCGTCAGGCCCATCTTCTTAAAGGAAGATGTCGCACATGTCGAATCGCTCTACCGCTTGGCTAACAGCATACGTCGCTACGCTCACCGCCGTGACTTCTATCACGGTTGCGATTGTAGATTCGAAAATGTCTGGAAGCAAGTCGTGTCCTATATCCCCGGAAAGGCCAGGATTAAAATCCCTGACGGATTCGGAGACGTGGGATTGGTGGCGAACTTTGATGAAGCAGTCCCTTCTCGTGCCAGGAATGGCTGGGAAGGATACCGATTCAAAGCTCTGATCCGATTGCCCTTGAAAGAGGCGATGCGAGACAAGACCGCGGGTTATACCGCGGTTCTTTCGGCTATTGGTGCGGAGTTAGACGAAAGCGATCTTGAAATCCTCAACGAACGCGTCCCTAAGGGATTCGTTCTCACCAAAAGTGATGTTTTGAGGGTCGACAGGTTGCAAAGTTTATACTCCTCTGCGCCTTCCCAGGGGTTTCACAACCTGAGGGATATGACGCGACCTAAAGTCGCACTAGTTCATACTTGCGGATGGTATGACTTCGGTCCTTGGCAATAACAAGGAAATCAGCTAAGCTGTTCTCCCCGTTAACGGGAGTGGACCCTAGTGGTTAAATGGAGG